CTTCCTATAACCGTATTAGGACAAATACCTCGGTCGATTTTCCAGCTCTTGGGTACGTTTGTTGCGTTGAGACTGTCACATACATCATACCGGTTCCGATCGTCCCATTGAACAAATGGGGGAACCGTGATAATGTCCTGAAGCATTTTGTCTCCAGGCAAGTAGTCATTTATGAACCACTTGATATGTGCGTCAGACCCTGAAATATCCATCAGCTTCGAATCTATATAAGCATTTCTAGCTGGGACTCCTTTACAGGCTCTCTTGCCAAACCTACACGATGAGAAGTGCTCTTCGCGATCGAACGGACCTAGTATTTCTTTAATGATCCGCCGAGCCGTTTGAACCACTGTATACGACCTCATCTTCCGCACAGGTTGTACGGCCAATGAAGCTTGCAAGTCAAAGAACTTTTGATTTGTGATCTCAGCTCTTTCTTCTGCAGTATAAGTGTCATCGCGGAATGTATACCTCTTGAACAAGTTCTCAAGCTGATAAATCGCCTTGAATATATCGGGCGGAGCTTGAAATTTTGCAGGGAAGGGGACTGTTCTGAACTCGCGAATAGACCTTTTAAGGCTTTCTTCTTGATCTTTTAAGAAAGTCCGATCCCCTAAAGAGGAACGCATGTCCCTAACGAGGTGAAACCACACTTTACGCATGAGTTCATCCGTGCAAAAAGTTTTTCCAACGGTTTTGCTTTTACTTTTTAACATAATAAATACCTCAATGTTAAATTAATTTACTTGCTGGGAGCAGTTTATTCTGGCACAGCTGATTTGACGAAATCGGAGAAATCCGGGTCAAACTTAATCTGTGCATCCCACGAGATCAGCTTCACGATTTCTGCGTCCGTGGATTCCGGATGTACTTCAATGGAACCACGTGCGTAGTTGATGGTGATAGATTGATCGGCAAGTAATTTTGGCATACGGATGGTATACTCAGCCTTTTGTTTTGACCAAGATCCATCACGTTGCAGTGCAGCAGGACGACATTTGAACGTAATAGACGGACGGAGCCGTATATCGGTTACGCTGAAGTCTGCTACTTGTACACCGTTGTCCACCTTCTGCCCGGTAACCTTGAGCGTGCTCGGGGTCCCACCGGTGGCAGAGATAGTTGCACCTGTCAAAATGGTCGCATTTCGGATAGCCATTGTTTTCTACCTTGGCAATTGTTGCCATAAAAGGGATAATGCGTTAAACGATCTAGTGATATTAAACCATTTAACATTGAATTGAGGCAATAACGGCACTTCGAGGTTGACCTGCCGAAGCAGCTCCTCCTGGTGTAAATACAACCTAGAGGTAGGACATTTGCTCTGGTATTGCCAGGCCATGACCCTATCAGTTTCGACCAATAACTTCTGATCGTACTTAACAGAGACATAGTTACCAACATTTACCAAGAGATGGTCGTATGCTAAACTATGCAGAAGACCGCCTATGTCGAACAACCAATCCACAACAAAGCTCCATGGTGTCAGCTCCCAGAGCACATTCCATAAGTCTTCGGCACGAAAGCCGAGACGTTGAATGTAGTCAGGTACTCCCTTGTACTTGAAATAGCACTTGGAAGTATACTGGATTTTACCAGTATATCTAGCTTTACCATACACAGTCCACATAGAACCTAGACCGGCGTGGAGCCCACGGTATACATTTTCTTTTTTGTACGCCGTATACTTGCTCTTGCCATACATAATCTCCTTGATTACATCCAGCTTTTCGTTAATGGCATCTATCGCAAGCTCTGCATCTCCAATTGTTGGTAGGAGACCGAACTGCAATTCGAGCCAACGATTTGCTGCTTCATCAAGGAACTTACGACTGACTTTCCTCCCGGGGTACCTTCGTTTGGTGCGCAATGAGACCAATCCCTTTTGGGGGTTGAAGATCCATGCATCACCACACCAAAGCGCCCTCATTTTCTTCGTAGCGATCGAAATCGCTTTGAAAGGGGAGGTGAGGAGTCCTATAAGCTGCGGCAATTCTGCCAACGCAACCGATAGTTCGCCATCAGGAGTGGCACGCTCATTGTATGCCTTTTGGAGGCACCAACTTACGCACTCACTGTCTACAATGGGAGATCTCGAAAGATCCATCCAACATTTCCCACCATACAAAGTATTGGGTAGGGGGTTGGAAGCCATTAGACAGTTCGCCACTGGGCCGACCAATACAAGATTGGTGTAACCCTTTGGCAATGTGCCCCTGGTGTCAAGAGTTACTGATGGAGCATAACCCTTGAAAGATTGAATCCTGACAGGTTTCCGATTGGCAATAGTGTACATACGTTCACCATTGCTGTTCTTATACACACCCCTCACCTTAACACGGTTAGCCACGCGCGACGATATTTTGTCGACGATGGTTTTCTTAAAACCGATAAAGGAAACGGGTCCACAAGGAATACTCTGTGGCTTGTCAGGCGAATACGAGACACCGACCATAACAGCCGGTCGGATGTTCTCCGTTGTTCGTACTCTATCAATCAGCATAATCTCCTCCTACGTAGGACATATTTCGCCTACGTGGCAAGTGTTGTGGTGCGGTGAGACGAATTACGTGGGGACGTGTGACTGTGAACCACATGATCAATGTGGAATGGGGAGCTACCCCTTTATTATCACTATCACTCCCGTCCCCGCATTTCGTGCTCCGAAACGACGACCTGATTTAGCATTACCAGGTTGTACGTAACCGCGCAGCGCGCTTGCGCTGACCTTTCGGTCAGATAGACC